GTCAAGCAATAGCTACTATAGGTGTTTATACCTAGTGGCTTATCGGCAACACATACTAGCAATGCCGAAGGCGTGTTTTTAATACGCCCGTAGGGCATCAAACCCTTATGCCGCAGGCGTTCTAGCCTGTTTAGCTGCCATGCAATGCCAATGAATATTGCTCACACATGGCTTTGTACCCCAAACATAGGCAACCTACATGTCGCAGTGACGTTCTTGTCAATTAGTGTTTACACCTAGTGTGCATACACACTCAAGCCTCAATTTGACATAATAACTGTTATCAACTGTTCCGAAGGAACGGAATCCCTAGCACAAAACCCCTCCCAAGGGGGCTTGGGGGTCTGATGCTATGTGCACTCCACCTTCAATTTTTCTCCAAGAAATGTAAACAAATGGCCCTCTCGGTAATAAATAGTCTTTATGGCCGATAAATGCTTATGTAAACAAAGAGGAGGATTTACATGAGTGTAATAACAGATATTGCCGCTAGTCCATCTGTAGCAGTTCCAATTGCCGCAGGCGTAACAGGGGCAAATCTAATAGCAATGCTCCCCATCTTCATCAATGTAGCCACTGCCCTTTATCTTTCTATGTTGATTGGGCATAAGGCTTGGGTGTGGTATAGGGAATGGAAAGGCAAACAACAAATACAAGATAAGGATGAAATGCCTTGAGCAAGATTACTCTTAACCCTGTTACCAATGGACAGAACATTAGTAACATCAACAGCAATTTCGCTGCAATTGCTGAAGCACTAAATGATGCTGTGCTCTATAGGGCCAATCCGACAGGAGAGCCCAATCAGATGGAGAACAGCCTAGATATGAATGGCTTTGACATTCTGAACGCAGGAAGTATTCATGCGGCAGCATTCAATGTCAATGGATTGGATATCGTTGGTCTAGCACAGACAGTGGCAGACGATACAGCACAAGTGGCAGCAGACAAGGTGTCTATTGATGCTACAGCAGCTACGGTTACAGGGCTTGTCTCTACGGCACAGACAGTGGTGGCTTCCGCTAACAATGCTTCCCTGAATGCCCTTAATGCTTCAGCAGCAGCCACTACAGCAGCTACAAGTGCAGCAGCTAGTGCAGCAGCAGCACAAGCCAGTGCAGATCATGCAGCAGCGACATATGCCCCTCTCGATTCTCCACAGTTCATTGGGGTTCCAGTAGTGCCTACGGCAGCAGCAGGTACGAGTACGACACAGGCAGCGTCTACAGCGTTTGTTGCTAATGCAGTGGCAGCAGCTACAGCAGGAGTGGCTTCATTCAATGGACGTACTGGGAATGTCCTTCTTTCTGCGTCCGATGTTAACACGGCTCTAGGCTACACCGCAGCTAACACTACGGCCATTCCTACCAAGACAAGCTCGCTCACTAATGACTCTGGGTTCCTAACTTCGGTGCCAGTGACGAGTGTGGCAGGACGTACAGGAGCCATCACGCTTGCGGTAGCAGACGTAACAGGTGCGGCTCCAAAGGCTTCTCCTGCACTGACAGGAACCGTGACGATTAACGGCAACACCCCTTGGGACAGTGGCAACTTCACCCCTTCCCTGTATCAGCCGGTAGCAGGTGTGACGGATGCAAGTAATGCTTCTATTGGCCGTATCGGGGAATACAAGGAAGTGGTTATTCCTTCGGCTAGTGCTGTTTCGCTTACTGCGTCCACCACTGCCAATGTAGCAGTGTTGTCGCTTACTGCGGGTGACTGGGAAATCTTCGGAGCAGTCAACTTCAATCTTACTGGCGTAACCACTGCCCTGTACCTGTCTGGTGGCTTATCGGATACCAGTGCGACTCTGCTGGAAGCAAAGCAGTTCAGTATGCAGCCGCCTACTAGCCCATACGGATTTCAAGGGGCAGCTTGTCCAGTCATTCGGGTTAACAAGAGTACTGGAACGTTCAACGTGTTCCTTGTTGCTATTTCGTATTTCAACTCTGGCACGGTAGCAGCGTTCGGCTACATCGGCGCACGGCGTATTCACTAATAAGGAAATTAATGAGCAAGATTACAGTGAGCGATGCAGCTTCGGGAATTAGCATCGCAGCCATCAATTCTAATTTTGATGCAGTGGCAGAACAACTGAATGACAAGGTTCTCTATCGGGATAATCCTGCTGGAGAGCCTAACCAGATGCTAAACCCTCTGGATATGAATGGCAATCGTATTCTCAATCTTCCTGCACCTGTAGCGCTTAGTGAGCCTGTACGCCTTCAGGACTTGATTGCGGCTGGCACTGGTGGTGGAAGTTCCATCCTGCCTACGGCTTCCCAAGTGAGCTTCACCCCTGCACAGAGTATCAGCAGCACCAATGTACAAGATGCTGTGGAAGAAGTTGAAGGGGATGTTCAAACGCTCTCTAGCAGCTTCGCCACATTGAATGGTAACTTCAATGATCTATCGAATCAGGTAGTTGCTTTTGAAGCTTCAGTTACGGCTACGGTTGGTGTTCGTAACCGTTCGGTTGACAGCATCGCAGCATTGAGGTTGCTTGACTCCAATCTGGTAGAACTCGTCAACGTCACTGGCTATTACTCTCGTGGTGATGGTGGTGGCGGTAACTACCGAAAGGATACATCGGATACTGTTTCAGCGGACAACTCTGGCTCGGTCATTGTTGGTACGAATAATACCCGATGGAAACTTGTTCAGGTTGGCCCTATCTCGGTAAGGCAATGGGGTGCTAAGGGTGATGGTTCTACTGACGATACCAATGCTATTGCTCTGGCAGTGGCATCAAACGCGGGCAAGGATTTGTACTTCCCTAATGGTACCTATATCGCACAACTACCTACCCTCACTGTTCCTATTCGACTCCGAGGGGAAACACGTGATGGTGTGATTATCCGTCGTCCTCCTACGGCAACTGGCACGGTCCTTACCATTACGGGCATTGGAAGCTACAAGGTTGAGAACATTACGTTTGACGGCAACAAGACGAATAACGCGAATCCTGAGAATGTTGTGTTCGTGTACTCCAACGTCAACTCCTTCGTCATGGACAATTGTCGGTGTACTGGCTCGAAGGGTAACTCAGGTCTTGTAGTTGGCAATGACAATTCAAACAAGCCTACCGATGGTGCTCGCCGTGTTATCAACAGTGTGTTTGATAACAATGATGACATGGGTGTGTACTTCACCAAGACAAACATCATTGAGTTTCTGAACAATGAATGTTTCTCTAACGGTGACAACGGTTTGTACATTGCAAACTATGTGTTCCCTCCTGTAGCTGCTTCGCAGCAGTTCATCAATGTTACCGGCAACAAGATGCACAACAACGGTAGTGCCGGCTGTTTCATCACAGGCTACATTGATGGTGGCACTGGTGGCAATCCGCTGTATGGTCCTAACAACAACGCTAACTTCAGCGTGATTGTAGCTAACAATCAGGTGTATTCGAACAGTGGGTATGGACTGGCAGTGCAAGCCAATGGCTTCTCTGTTACTGGAAATATCTGCAACAACAATGGTGTGTACGGCACTGCAATTGCAGCAGCGTATGCGGGGCTTCTGATTAACGGTAGCAATGGTTCGGTCACTGGCAACGTAGCACGTAATAACACTGGCTATGGTATTGACATGGGTGGTACGCAATACTTCACCTGTGCTAACAACATCTTTGCAGATAACTGCAATCAGACTGGTGGTGGATTTATTGGTGCTAACTTTGGTGCGTGTGCGTATGGCTCAATTACAGGCAACACGGTAGCAAATAATGGACTGTCTAATTCTGGTGTACAGATCATGGTGCCGGGATTTGATGGTGGTACTAACGCATTCCCTCAACTCACTACAGGTCTGCATATCTCGGATAACATGATTATCCTTGGAAGCGGAAGCCAACGAGTTGGTATCAAGCTGTATGGCCGTCCTTTCCTTTGCTCTGTTACGGACAATCATATTTCAGGCGGTGTGGATGCCAATGCCATTCTGATTGCTACTAATGAACCTGTCAAGGTGAGTGGTAATAGCTGTGATGCAATCAATGTTGGCATGTACGCTACTTCGAATACATCGGCTGTTCTGCTCCCTGACTATGTTGAAACTGCCACGATTACGGGTGCAGGAACAATCACCAATATGGCTTCGTACAGTCAGGCTCAGTACACCGGTGGTGTTAGTGAAGTTGTAGTGACTGCCAATGGTACTGGCTATACGCAAGCTAATCTGCCCACTGTGACAATTAGTGGTGGTGGCGGTACTGGAGCAACAGCAGTGGCTTCGGCTGATGGTGCAGGACGGATCATCTCTATCTCTGTCACCAATCCGGGCTCTGGCTATACAAGCGCACCTACTGTAACGATTACAGGTGGTGGTGGCTCTGGTGCTACGGCTACTGCACGTATCGGGGTTAACAACCTCACTGGACGGAAGTACACACTTCTGTTCGATACGGCTTCAACCATCAACAACAGCGGAAATATCTCGCTTCCTGTTTCAAGCCTTTCTATCCCTGCTAACGGAGTGTTGGAATTCCTTGGTACGGGTGCTGGCAAATTTGTCTTGAGGAATAAATCCTTCTAATGAATAAAGCCAATAAATGGCTCATTGGTCTAACTTCGGCAGCCCTCATAACGGGGGCTGCTTCTCTTGAAGGGACGACTACTGATCCATACAAAGATATGGGAGGAATTCCTACTGTCTGCACTGGGCATACTGGCAAAGATGTAGTGATGGGAAAACCTTGGACACCGCAGATGTGCAAGGATCAACTGAAAAAGGATTTGGTGAAGCATGGCACTGGTGTATTGGAATGTGTGAATGTTCCCCTGACAATTGACCAGTATAACGCCCTCACCCTCTTTGCTTTCAATGTGGGTGTAGGTGCTTTCTGCAAGTCTAACAGCGTCCTCAAACCTCTTAATGAGGGGCGATATGTAGACGCCCGTAATGGGATGTACAAATGGGTTTACATTAACGGTAAATATAGCAAAGGCTTGTATAACCGTCGTGTTAAAGAAGCCCATATTTTCGACGGAGATTATAGTGTCGTTAATTGAAAAGATTGTTTCTGTTCTCGCAATTCTAGCTGCCCTGTACGCATTTCATTATGTAGCAGAGAAGAAGGCAGTAAAAGCAGAACATGATGCAGTTGTTAAAACTTATGAAGATCAGGTTGCGGTTGCACAAGCAGGAAAGCAAGCAGCCGAATCCCAACTACTCCTGCAAAAGACTCAAGCAGATTTGGAGAAACAAAGTGAAATCAAAGCTGTTGACACTCAGTATAGCGCTCTCGTTAGCAGCCTGCGTAAGCGCGCCACACGAGCCGAAGCTAGTAAAGCAGGATCAAGTGCAATTGCCGGAACTATCGGCTCCTGCACAGGTGCCCAACTTTATCGAGACGATGCAGAATTTCTTGCAGGGTACGCTCAGCAAGCAGAAGGAGTGAGAATTGAAAGAGACTACTACTACGGACGATATGAAGAAGCCAGAAAGCTTCTCGGTGGACAAGAGCCTAATGCTGGACTCGATGGGTCGGTATCTAACTCAAAGTCTGTTCCTTGAATTCGCCTATAACGAAGATGCAATTTACTCGCTTAAAGAACAAGACCACTTCCACAACGGGAGAGTTTATTATTCCATCAAGAGAATTTATCTTGAAATGGCAGACCCTACGGAATACGAATTCGCAAATGCTGCTTTTTCGGGCTGGAAGCATTGGCAAAAGATTTGCGATAACAAGGCTATCCGCAAACATATCGATGAATGGCGTAGCGAACTTGAGTATAAGCTTCGCTGCTCCGGGATCAAAGCGCTTATCGCTCAAGGAACTACTGGGAATTTCCAAGCTGCAAAGTGGTTAGCAGATCGCGGTTGGGATACTCGTGGTGCTGGTCGTCCTAGCAAGGAAGAAGTGCAACGAGAAAAAGAGTTCCAATCTCGTGCACAAGACGAGTTCAGTGGTGACGTTCTTCGGCTATTGAAGAATGGCTGAGCAGTGGTTGCTTGATGCCAAACGAAAACTGGAGAAGATGCCTGAAGATGCCAAAGCTCTCAGGCAACTAGCTATAGACGATTTATACGTCTTTGCCCAGTTGATGAATCCCGGATATGTATATGGCGATATCCACAAAGAGTGTTTCAAATGGATGCAGGATTACAGTCTGTTCGGGCTTGATGACCAACTGACAGCCAACAAACTAATCATGCTTCCACGAGCCCACCTGAAGTCTCATATGGTGGCTACATGGGCAGCTTGGATCATTGTACGTCATCCAGAAGTAACCATCCTGTATGTCTCTGCTACCTCTGGTTTGGCAGAAACGCAGCTCTACGCGATCAAGAACATCCTGTCCTCCTCGGTATTCAATCGCTACTTCCCGGAATACATTGACCCTCAAGAAGGCAAACGGGAGAAGTGGAGCAACACCACAATCTCTATTGACCATGAGAAACGGAAGATTGAAGGCATTCGTGATGCCACGATTGATACGGCAGGTCTCACTACCAACACTACTGGCTGGCACGCAGACATTGTTATTGCAGATGACTTGGTGGTTCCTGAAAATGCATACACTGAAGATGGTCGTGAATCTGTTTCTAAGAAGTCTTCGCAGTTTACTTCTATCCGTAATGCTGGTGGCTTCACCCTTGCCTGTGGCACTCGTTATCACCCTAACGACGTGTATGCAACTTGGAAAGCCCAAGAATACGATGTTTATGACAAAGATGGCCTCATTGTTGAGCGTAGGAAAGTATGGGAGATAAAAGAACATGTCGTTGAAACTGATGGAATCTTTATCTGGCCTAGAACTATCCGACCAAAAGACGGTAAAGCATTCGGATTTGATGCTCAAGTGCTGTCCCGAATTAGGGCTGAATATTCGGATAGAACACAATTTTATTCCCAATACTATAATGACCCAAATGACCCCGGTAGCAATCGAATCTCCGCAGATAAGTTTCAGTATTACGAGCGAAAGTTTCTCAAGCAAGCAGATGGAAATTGGTACTTCAAAGGTAATCGACTCAATGTATTCGCCTCCATTGACTTTGCATTCTCAATTGGAAAGCGCTCTGACGACACAGCAATCGTAGTGATTGGTGTTGACGCAGACAATTTCATCTACGTCCTAGATATCAGCGTATTCCAGACTGACAAAATCTCTAAGTACTTTGACGAGATTGCACGACTCCACAGCAAGTGGGAGTTCAAAAAGCTCAGGGCTGAAGTGACGGTTGCTCAAACCGTGATTGTTCGTGACTTGAAGGATAAGCTGCGCGAACAGGGATTGTCCCTCTCCATTGACGAATATCGCCCTAACCGTTCAGAAGGCACCAAGGAGGAGCGCATTGCTTCTGCCCTTGAGCATCGCTATGAGAACGGGCATATCTGGCACTTCAAGGGCGGCTATACAGACGTTCTAGAGGAACAACTGATTCAGGCACGTCCTGCCCATGACGACATTAAGGATGCCCTTGCATCGGCTGTAATGATCGCTGTAAAGCCCAAGAGTCGTGGTGGATTGAACAAAGCAAGAGATAACATTATTCCAATAAATTCTCGCTTCGGCGGAATCTCTTTTAGGTAACTATGGCTAAGAAAGTCCTTAATGTCGGTGATATTAACATCACTGAAGCGTTCAAACAAGACAGTATGGCGAAGTATATTGCAATGACGTGGTTTCGCCATCACACGCAGATGTATCCGAAGATTCAGGAGTGGAAAGAGCTTCGCAACTATATCTTCGCTACAGATACTAAAACCACGTCAAACAGCGCTCTCCCTTGGAAGAACTCCACTACCCTTCCAAAGCTTTGTCAGATTCGAGATAACCTGCATTCAAACTATCTGAGTGCACTATTTCCTAATGATGACTGGCTACGTTGGGAAGCCTATACGCAGGATGATGCCACCAAGGCGAAGCGTATGGCTATCGAGAGCTACATGAGCAACAAGACTCGTGAAGGCCACTTCCGTACTGAAATGAGCAAGCTCCTGCTTGATTTCAT